ATAAATCATATCCGTGGGTAAAAGTACGAACAGCCATAGCAAGCTCTTCTCCAGCAAAATAAAATTCTGGATCGTATTTAACTGTTTTAGTATAGTGTCCTCTAGCAAATAAAAAAGCAGCTGAAATATGGTAACCTCTAACCGGATGAGTAAGTTTTTCGAATTCAGGTAAATTCATAGGACGGCTGATTGGGTATTTTCCGTCAAAAGTATAAACGTTACAAATTTGCGGTACCTTATACCACTGGTCTTCAGTTTGAGAAGGATCGTAGTTAGGAGGATACCCGGTAATCACTGCTTTATCATTTTCTAAACTTTCCCAAATATTAATTAATTCTGTATCCCAATTTTCTATAAACCTCATATGAGAGTCTAACTGAAGAGAAAAATATTCACCGGAATAATGGTCATTAGCTAAGTTACGTGCCCAACACGCTCCTTTACTGGTAGAATAGTCTATATCTACAATTTTAAATCTAGGATCAGTTTTAAACTCAGATAAATCACTAAACTTATCTTCTACAAAATTATACTGATTAATAATAACGAATGAGAGTCTTTCTGGGTATTGTGCTCTATCGATACAATGTTTAATTGTAGGTATAATTTCAGGATCTCTATAACTTGCAATCTGTACAAGAATAGTCTTTTGTTTATTTTCCTGTTCTTTAAGTTCTTCTTCCATAACTATTTCTTGGTTTGTAATATTATCTATTTCGTCCCATTTTCCTTCAGGACAAGCACCAAGTACTGGTGAGAATACTTTGGCTTTTAAGGCACAGCCGCAGACTTTACATCTATTTACACCTAAAGTTTCGTCTTTGTGTTCACAGGAATTACAGACTTCAATCCTTTTAGCTGCTAATTTGGATTGATCTTGGTTAGGGTTAAAAGAAATACCCCATGCGGTAAAAATCTCCTGTAACTTGTTCATAACATTTATAAATAGGTTTATCCATCACAACTTAAACAATCTTCTGCAGTTCTTGAACCAATATCTCCATTAATTACAGAGTCTGTTCTTAAATAATATAATGTTTTTACTCCTAATCTCCAAGCCGTTTGGTGAACTTGGTTAATAAATTTAGGACTATCAGTAGGATCAAAAGCTAAATTGAGCGATTGAGTTTGATCAATATATTGCTGTCTTGCAGCTGCTTGTTCTACTAATTGTAATTGATTAATTTCAGCAAACGTTAAAAATATAGGTTTATCTTCAGCAGGCATTACATCCTCAGGTAGGTTTGCAATACTACCTCTATCTTTCATAATCTGATCCCAAACCTCTTCTGTATTTGCTCCTCTCTCTTCTAAATAATCAACTAATGCTTGATTCTTTCTGATAAACGTGCCTTTCGCAGAATTAAAAGTATAAATGTTAGCCGGTATTGGTTCAATACCTGCAGATACTCCTCCTGCAATTGTTGAGTTTGAAACTGTTGGAGCGACTGCTAATAAATGAGTATTTCTCATACCAGTTCCTCTACACCATACTGGTTCACCGTACTCATCAGCAAGCTTTCTTGAAGCATTTTCCGCTTTTTGTCTAATATCTGAGAATATCTGATGAGTTAATGATGTTGCTGCAATAGAAGCAAAAGGAATTCTTTCGTTTTGTAGTAATGTATGCCAACCTAATACTCCTAATCCAATAGCTCTACCCTTTTTTGCCGATCGATGAGCTCTTACAAGAGACTCTCTTCCAGAAGTTTTTGCTAAAAACTCTTCTAAAACTCCATCTAAAAAATATATCGCGGTTTCGATTAGATCCGTATTTTTCCATTCATTCCATTTAGTAAGGTTAACACTTGATAAACAACAAATAAAACTGTGCTCTTCATCTGTAAAGAGTGTTATCTCAGAACAAATATTAGTCATAGAAACATCCAGGTTATTTTTTACATAAGCCGGTGGATTATTCTTATTTACGTTATCTTTAAACATAATATAAGGTTCTCCTGTTTCTACTCTGGATTTTAGTATCTCTACCCATAGTTTCATAGCTTCAGGCTCTCTATGCTCTAATCTTTGCATAAATGCGTCATCTACTACTACACATTGGTGTAAGTTAAGACACTGTCTATTAGGGTCACCCTTAGGTCTACGAATCTGTAAGAATTCTTCAATGTCTGGGTGATTAATATCTAGGTTGACTGATGCTGCTCCTCTACGTACTGCACCTTGATTAGTAGCTATAATCGTAGAATCATAAATTTTAGCCCATGGAACAACTCCTTCTGATTGACCCATTCCGGCATTACCTATTTTTGCACCTCTACCTCTAACTTTAGATAAACCAATACCTACTCCTCCACCTAGAGAGGTAAGCCTCATTAACTCAGCGTTAGTGAGACCTATACCTCTAATAGAATCGGGGGTATCAATACCAAAACAAGAGATGGGTAAACCTCTATCAGTACCTGTATTTGAAAGAACTGGTGAGGCTAAGTTTAACCAACCTTTCCACATATAGCGGAAGAATTTGTTTGCTAAATCAGGTCGGTCTAGTCTTTTTGCAATTGTATCTGCAACTCTTTTATATGCTTTTCTTGGAGTCTCATCAGGTAATAAATAACCTTTGGAAATCGTTGCGATTGAGACTTCATTCATCCATTCAGGATAATCTTTGCCGGCTTCCCATGAGGAAGTATCTACTATCAAACTCATAACCTTAAATTAAAATGCTGCTGACCAATCCATATGTCCTTTACTGTAGTTGGTCACTCTATTAGCAAAGAAATCTGTTTGTTGTTTACCGGCGATAACTGCATCGAACCATTTCATAGTTTTTAATGCACCTTTATCAATATCTGAAGCAGGAACGATAGGTTTAAGACCTAAATCACTCATCTTAGTATTTACTCTATGACGAATAAAGTTTTTAAGTTCTTCTTTACCTAAGTTCTCTAGATCTCCCATCTCAAATACTTTATCAATGAAGTCAAACTCTAACTGTAAAGCATTTTTAGCAGCTTCTTCTATATCAGCTACAAGTTCAGGAGTTTTAAATTCTGGGTGTTCTTCCATTAAGGTTCTAAACAGCCAGCATCCAGCATTTGAATGTAAAGATTCATCTCTTACAGACCATTCAACTATCTGACCTACTCCTTTTAGTAAGTTTCTCATTTTGAATGAAAGTAAGACAGCAAAAGAAGAAAATAGGTTCACACCTTCTGTAAACGCGGAAAAAATCGCTAGTGACTTAGCTCTATCATGCCAGTTAGGTGTTCCATCATGACCATCTCTTACATTCATTAAGTTTTCAATCTTTGCCATTGTAGTTTCATCTTCTAAAAACTCAGCAAAATTGTCTAATCCCAATTGTTCATTTAATAAAGAGTAAGCTTCTGCGTGAATAGTTTCACTAGAACCTAGAGTAGTACCCATCATAATAACTTCTGGTTTTCTAAACCATTTAGTTACTAATGTTGACCAGTAATCATTTACAATAGTCTCAGTTTGTGCAAATCCTTTTAAGATTCCACCAACTACATTTTTCTCATGATCTTTTAAATTACTTTTCCAGTCAGAAACATCCTGTGCCATTGGTACTTCTGTATGAAGCCAGTGTGCTTGTTGTTGTTTAAGCCAATAATCAAAAGCCTGTGGATATTCGAATGGTTTATAAACTACTCTTTCTTCTAATAAACTCATATATCTTTATATATTACTTTGGGTGTTAGACAAAAGGGGCCTCTAGAGGTTTCTCTGAGGCCGTGTAAATAAATAGAATATATATTACACTTTCCTCTAAAATATTTTGTTAAATTTTATTAAAAATCTGATTTACACTCTCTCTAGAAAAGCTAAAATTATCTCTAGTAACATTATCTGGGGTATCATCTAAATCAGATTTCTCTAAAAACTCTATATGACCGTTGTTTGTATCCATTTTTACATTATATGTCATACCGTCTTGACCATATCTATTTTTCATTACGTGTACTCTACCGGTACCTAAAACTTTATCTTCTTTCTGACGAGAAAGTGAAAGACAAATATCTGCTACCATCATCTTATCGTATGAACCTGCTGCTTTATCTCCTTCAATTACTGAATCTTTCGCACCCATACGATTAACCTGAGAAGGTGTAAGAATCGGAATTTTCATTTCTTTAGCTAATCCTTTAGTAGCGATAAATACGTCATCAATCTCATCTTTCCTTTCGAAAGACTTTCCTCTTGAAGGAGCTCTTAAATAATCAACATAATCAATAATTACTAAGTCAGGTTTATGGTCCATATCAATACATTTTTGAATATGAGACTTAATAGTATTAACAGTAGCTGATTTAGGAGCATATTCTTTAACTATCAATCTACCTTTGAGGTTATCGACATAAGTCTGTACTTCTTTTCTATGTTTGTTTACCTCATCAATAGAATAACCAGTAAAGTAACAATCAAAACGCTTACCGACATAGTCTTCCCCGAGCTCCAACGTGTAATAATTAACCTTGTATCCGAGTTGTACTGCGTGAGCAGCAATAGCAACCATAGTCCAGCTTTTACCCCCACCAGGATTACCGAAAACAATTGCAAGATCTCCTGGGCCAAATCCTCCTTGAATACCTTCATTGAGTATAGGCCAAGGACTAGGAATAGTAGGACGGTAGTCCACACGATATCTCGTTTCAACATCTTTGTTATATTCATGACCGATATTTTTATCCATCCCTGCTTTCATAGCTTTTTCAACCATATTTCTAATACCGTCGAAATCACCTTCCTTAAGAAGATCAGCTGAATTAAGGATAGCGTTCTTCATTTCTTGGTTCTTACAAAAAGTAGTAAATTCTTCTTGTACGTAATCTAAATCATCCTGAGAGGCTTCATAAGAGTTTCTCAACTCTTCTTTTAATGCAACTTTAAGTACATCGTTTTCTACTTTCTGAAGTTCTACTTTAAGAACGTCCATAGTGACGTTAGTATGGTACTTATCAAAATAGTTACATATCTGTCCAACTATCCATTTATGAGAATCGGCATCAAAGTAGTGATCATGCAGTACGTCTCTTACGTTAAGTAAGAATTTCTTATCTGTTAATAATGAACCTAATACTTTTAGTTGGAACCCCTTCCCGTATTGCTGTAAGCTTTTTAATGTCATGTTATAACCGTTGTTAATGCTCTAAAGTTTTCTAACCATGCTGGTGTATTCTTAGTAATACCTTCGATCTTATCTTGATCAAGTAGGTGTAAGAACGCTCCTGATTGTAAGTCAGGAACAGCACTCGTTATTGTATTCAATATAATGTTTTTTTCGCTATCATCCAACACAGAATCGTGTAAATCCATAATTTTAAAGTTATTTTCTACTTTATTCCATTCATGGATAATTTTAGCGAATATCTTCTTTCCTTCTAACTTTTCTTCACAAGTTTCATAAATATAATCTAATGATGATTCTTCAGTAAGTAACTTAGGAAACTCAGATACTACAGTTTTTATACCTAATCCTTTTATTCCTTTTAAATTATCAGAATTATCACCAAGTAAAGCTTTTACTATATTATAATTTGTAGGAAGAACCTTTAATTCTTCGAAAATATTATCTTTAGTAAAGGTTTTCTTTTTTACCGGTGCATATACTTCAACAGTATCATCTACTAACTGTAGGAAGTCTTTATCTGATGAAATAATCGTACATTTTTTAACTTTAGAGTTAGAAGCTCTTTTAGCAATATAAGCTATAATATCATCTGCTTCTAATTTTTCTAAACCTATCTGATGTACTGGTAAACATTCTAAATAATCTTGAACTCTGAATAATTGTCCTATAAGAGCTTCCATTTCTTGCTCTTTAGTATCGTATAATCCCCAATGAGTAATTCGAGATGTAGCACGTTGAGCTTTGTACTCAGGATTAATGTTCTGTCTATTACCAGAACCTCCTTTTCCATCCCATACTACAATAACTCTTGTAGGATCAAATATTCGAGTAACATACCCTAACGAGCGAAGGAAACCCACCAGGCCTCCGATATGAGTGCCTGATGGATTCATCGCTTTGAGCAATGAGAAGCTACGAATTAACATATTCATAGCATCAACGACCATAATATGGTCATTTAAAGCTCGGGGAGGGGTCTCTTTTAAATTATTTAAAATATTTTCGTATGCCATTAATCGAGTAGATTAGGAGTAATAGTATCTTCTTCTAAGTCTCCTTCTTCGATCAGGTCAAAATCTAAACTACCAACAAGTTTCAACCAGTGATCTTTATGCTCATCTTTATACTTATCGATAGCTCTTTTATCGTCCGGAATAAACCCATGAGATGTCATTACTACTCTACCTCTAGACTGAACTCCTCCAATATGATTCTTCTCTATCTGAACATTAGTACGTTTAGCAAATTCTACTTGCATACCGTTCTTGATAGCTTTAATCTTAGAAGTCCCAGGGTTAGTAATATTACCGAAAGTAATTACTAAGGTAGCATCATACCACATCGACATTCCACCTTTATTCTGAAGCTTAGGTTGACCCATCGGCGATTCAGGTTTCATAGTCCATACTTTATTAATAGCTACTAAAGTATTTGTATAAGGTGAGTTTTCTTTTCTAGATAATAAAATCTTCTGGTTTAAATTATTACCGAATTGAGTAGACATAGCTCCAGCATTCCATTCATTATTATTCTTGTTAGAACGTACTGATAAATCACAAGGAACTGAACCGATACTATCCCAGAAGAAACACATATCAAAAGGTAAGTTACCTTTCGCTTGTTCATCCATAAGATCTGCAATATAAACTGCTACATCTTCAATAGTATTTAAGGTACCTCTATCAGCATACAGGAAATGACCTTCGTAATCTACTACATTATTATTCGCATCTAATACCTCCTCTACTTGTAGACCCATCTCTTTAGCGTGTTCCCAAGACCATTTCATCTCAGTAATAATGAAGACCGGGAGAATGCCCATTTTTTGAGCATTCACCGCAGCTTCTAGTAGGGCAGTTGTTTTGCCCGTATCACTATGTCCACGCAAGAGAGTGATATGTCCGGTAGGAATACCGGGTAAGGAAGTAATATCTTGAAAGGCTTTAGATAGAGGAATCCATCCTTGCTCTTTAAACTTCACAGAAGCATTAGAGTAACCTTTCTTCTTTTTAAAATTCGATAAATTAAACGACTTACGTACAGAGGCAGTCGCTCTTTCTTGTACTTCTTGTTTCTTCTTTGCCATTATTCATTAAATAAATCATCAAACTTACTAACTGTATCTTGGTTGCCAGCAGTAGCTGTTTCCAAAGTAAAGTCAGATTTTTGAGGACTTGTGCTTTCTGGCGTAGTTTCTGAACCTGCAGCAGGAGCTGATTCTTCAGCAGAGCCTGGGTTCAAATAATTTTGAAGTTGCTTTTTAATAAAGTCGTAATCATACTGAGTATGAACTTCAACCGGATTCGGTTGTTCTTTTAACCACTTATCAACTAAATCATTGTTATCTGATAGAGGTGTTTGTTTAGGTTTAATTCTAACAGTAGTTGTAGGGTAAGGATTACCTTGTTGTTGCTCTACTACTAGATCCCATCCATTGATTACGTCAGTATAGTCACCTACATCTTCGTCTTCAGCTAAAGCTAAAAGAGCTTTGTAGATAGTAATACCAAATCCCCATAATCTTACACCTTTATCTTCTTCTCCTCTAACTACTACAGGAGCAAAGATTCTAGTTTTAGGGTTAATTTTACCTGATAAAGACCAGTTATCTTTATCGTTAGTTTTTCTAAGTTCTTTTACGAACTCTTCAATTGGGTCTTGCTTACCAAAGTTAGATAAAGCAACCATAGGGTATTTTCCAATACCGTAGTGAAACTTTAACTCTTTAAAAGGAAAAGCAGGATCGAAAGCAGAAGGTACAATACGTACAGTTTGCTTTCCTAATTCAGGTTTCCAAAAAATTTCGGAATAGTCAGTTTTCTCTCTTTGCTGACCGTTGTTGTTTAACGCGTCAAGTTTTGCGCGGATAGCATTTAAATCCATATAACTAATTTTAAAAATATTTACTTTATTATAATGTATGAAAAAGAGATTAATTATCCAACTCTATAATACGAAAAAGTTTGGTATTTACTCTTTTTAACTCTGGTCCTTTGGTAAGTAGTATACAGTTTCTGTAGTCTGACCAGTTAACTCTATATGAAGTGTCTAATACCCCTTCGTTAAGCTGTTTAATTAACGTATTAAGAGCATTAATAGTATATAAAGTGTTAGTTTCTTTTTTTCTATGTACAAGAATAGTATTATCTAAAAATGCACTTACATTTCCAAAATCAACATTATACGTACAAATATATTCATCCTGGCTTTTAGAATAAAGCACAAAGATTTTATTGTAGATAATACGATATCTCTCTTGTATATTTTCTAGTACTTCTTCTAGGGTATCTTCAGTAGCGAAAGTACAGAATAATTTGTTACTCATATCTTCGTTTAAGTAAAAAGGTTCAACATCATAATCAAACCTTGGTAACATAACATTTGTCATTTTTAATAAATATAAGTTGTTATCATAAAACTAAATCTTTAGAGAATTTAAATTTTACTGGGTATTTTCCACCGGTCTCCATGATTCTCTGTATATCCTCTAAAGTTTGTTTTCCATCTTTTTTACTATAGTCAAATAAAAAAGCATCGTAGGTATATAACGATACTTTAGTCTTTTTATCTTGCAAATATCTCAATAGTTCTTTTAATATAAGAATATTTCTTGAAGTTTCTAACGATTGCATCATATAATTCATTAATTTTTGCGGATTCATATCTTTTAACTCTTCAGTAAAAGGTTTATCCGACATAGGATTATGAATAACTCCTAAACCTTCAAATTTAACCCATAATGAATTAATATATTTCTGTATTTTATCAAATATCTCTAAAAATGCTAAATTATCAGGTATCTTTCCATAAATTGCATGAAAGTTAATCTGTTTAGCCTCTTTATACTCTTCTTCAGTAATGTCTTCTTTATCGAAGTACATCTGTGCTAAATATTTATGAGCAGAAGCATGAGGAATATCAAAGTCAATCTGATCACAAAGTAACCGAAGGTGATAGCCGTCAAAATCAAACTCAACAAAGTAATCGTTTTGCGGTCTAAAACATTTTCTATGCTCTTCGGTCTTGGGAATAGCTGCGTAATTAACAGAATTGAAAGCATTAGTAGGTCTAGAAGTAACATTGTATAAATTATATGATGAATAAGTTGTATTATCTTTAATATTAAACAGTGGATTACGAGGAGTAAACATTTTCTTAAACGCTTCGTAATTAACACCTATACCAGACTGCTCTAAAAGGTAGAAAACATTAGTTGCAGTCTTATTATAGAAATCAAACCCGGCAGGGATCGGAATATCTATAGCATCTCTAACTGACTCAAAAACTTTTTCACAAGATTCATACAATTTGCTTATAGGAATAAGTTTATTAATGTTAGGATTATCTGAAAGTTTATTATAGTATTGGTTAAGTAGTCCTGTTTCTTTAGAATACTCTAATCTATCGTATTTCACCATTGAATATAGTAAAGATATATCAATGGCTTCCTGTAGATTAAAGTGATAGATAAGCTTTTTCTTATCTAATGTATATACTTTGTTAGATTTCTTTAGAATATCATAGACCCGATTTTTATCTACGTTTAATCCTTCATCATGATTTATAGGAATAATATAACCGTAATCAGATTTCAGTAATCTTATATAGACAGCTATAGTTGAAGTAAGTTTAGGATGGTACATATCGTTCGACGATATAACCTCTACAAAACATCCTAATCTAACTAATTTTTCTAGAGAGGTAAGTTTACTCTCTTCTTCAACTATATAAAACACTTAAATAACCTTTATTACAAAATAGAAAAAAATTCTCAGTCTACAAACTCTGAATAATCTTTAAAAAATTCAGATACACCGGGTATTTTCTTCTCTAACTTCAATGCTGCTTCTTTATTTCTATGAGCGGCTCCGTAATAAGTATATTTCTTTACTACTACATTACCAGATGGACCTTTTAAAACCCAATCAATATACTCATTTACAATATATGAAACGTTTTTATAAGAATCAAACTTTTGTTTAGATACTTCTACAATTTTTTTACTTCTCTTATCTTGAAGTAAATATCTTCTCCAAGTACCGTTGGTATAATCTCCCGAGTTAGGTTCTACTTTTTCACTGTAGATTCTAGGAGTTTTTACTTTTTCTTTTTTATTAATAAGAGATAGGGTCTTAGAATCTCTTGAAGGGAGTTTACCAGAAAGGTATTCATCTTTATATGTAATAACGTACCAGCCTTTATACGGTTTACCTCCGTACTCAAGTTCGTTACCAGCTGTATACTTAGGAGAGCTATATTTAGATTTAGGGTAGTACATTATACTGATGGTTCTTTATATTCTTTCATTTCACTTACTAGACCCGGTTTTTTCAAACCGAATGCATTCCCGCCTATTTCAGTAGTCCATTCTTTTTCATCTACTTTATGACCAATAGTTTCAATTCTAAATGCTAGGTTTCCTCTATATCTCTCAGGAAGCATTCTATCCTGTATAGTAATATAATTACCTACTTTAAAGCCCATTATACCTTTCATAGTTAAGTTAATTTTTAAAGGTAGATTACCAGCAGGAGAAGCTCCGCCTCTTTTGGTATTGTAATCTAATAAGCTAGCCGTCAATTCTCTATGACTGTTCTTAAGGTTATTTATATCTGATGAACTGTAACTTAAAAATTTACTGTTCTTATTTACTTTCTTTAAATAACTTAAAATAGATATAGCTGTTTTCTCTGATATTGTTTTGTTTGGATCATTTTCTTCACCTTTTACAGGAGAAGCATTTCCTTCAACTTGAGCTTTTGAATATCTATCTTCTAAATCTCCATAGAAAGATTTAATATTACCTAAAGTTGCTTTTCTTAGGTAGTCTCCTTCGCTTGCAGCGGCGATAGCCATAGTGTTTACTATACTACTATCAATAGTTGAGTTGACACTTAAGCTTGTAACTAAGCTTCCTAAGCCGACTACATCGATATCTTTTTCTCTTTTAATATTTTCAATTTCGGGACTGATAGCTTCGTCAACTATATAGAATACGATATTCTCATCATCTAAAAATAACTGTAATTGATTTATCCCTCCTAGATTATCGTTCAATTCCTGTAGAATTAATTTTACTATATCAGCTGTTGTTCTATCTTTTGAATCTTTACGGTTTAAAACCTGTTCAAATACTTTAAGTATAAAATCTATTGAGAGATAAATATTAAGTACATCTGTTGAATCTTCTTTTGATAGTTTAACTTGTTTAGCTATATCATAATTGAATTTAGACTCTACATCTCCACTCTTACATAAAATACAGATAGCAGGATCTATAGCAAAGTGCTGGTCAAAGGTAAGAAAGTTATTTTTTCTTGGATTATCTTTATCCCCTACATAAAATTGATAAAGGGGTGTTTTATTCTCATCTCTTGGAGCTACAGTACCATTAAATAAAATTAATAACTCTCTTAAAGTAATGTATTTAGTTACTTCACTCTCAGAATCTGTGCTAGTTCCTTTTAGGGTAGCTTCGATTGGTTTAAATTGTTTTCCTACTCTTCCAAGCTCTTGTTTCATATACTCCCAGATATCATTATTTTTATCTGCAATAGCATCATTTATAGCTTGGGTAACTTCTTCACTTAATTCTTCTGTAGGTTTAACATACTCTTTTACAAAGTTAGTATTATTTTTTATAGTAGATAGTACTCTTTGAATATCTGTAGAATTATATATTGTATTTTTACTAGCTTCATCTTTAGTGCTTTGAGTTGAAGCAGGAATTGAATCAGGAGAGGTTAAATAGTCAGCTCCTAATCCATTAACTGTTACTTGACAAATATAACTACCGCCTTTATAATCCCAGGAAAACTGAGCGACTCTACCGAATAGAGCTCCGTAGTTACCATCAGAATCTTTTACTTTCTGTTTTATTTGAGCTAATACTGAATCTTTAGTACCTTTGTTAAAGAAAGAATCTAAGTCGTAAGTTGTAGGAATAGTTATTAATTCTGAACTATTATCATAGTATAATGAATGACCCCATTCAACTAAAATATGAAATCCTGGTGTAAGGTATAGAGCTTCTATTTTTCCTAAATCAGTTATAGAAGGAACAGTAATATCAAATTTACATGTTGTAATTGCTACTTCAGAACCTCCTCTTTGTGCAATATCTATGGAACCGACCCCGGGTCTTGGTTTAATACCAAAAGTATCACTCTGTTTATAACCGGATAATTCAGTATCGTTTAATCCTCCTCTAAGTTTTATTTTACCTTCCTCAAATTTAGAAAGACCTGCAAAGAGTATATTTTCCTTTGCTACTTTATTACTATACTCGTCATCACTTTCAGCATTTCTCCAGTTTACTGCAGAACTAATTCTAAAAAATCCAGTACTAGAGTTGAGAAATAAAATATCATCAGTAGTTCTACCTACTCTTTTAGATACAACATTTTTTCTGACTGAAAGCTGCTTAATAACTTCATCAGATACCTCATTCTTGATGATAGATGTAGGATCGTAATTTATTGACATTACCTATTTTTATTCTCGTTTTCAAATAAAGTGATTGCTTGATTTAAATCACTTGGTATTCTGATTTGAGTACCGGGAGTAGGTATCAAAGATGCTCTTTGTGAGTTATTAGCTGATGCGATTACCCACCAGAATCTAGAATCACCGTAAAATTGAGCAGCTAACATATCATACCTATCTCCTACAGATGCAATAACATAATAATCATCAGCACTTTCAGGTACTTTAGGGTAAACCGGGTTAGACCTAAATCTCTTACCGGTTTCACTTTCTAATATGTCTATTGTTTTATATCTGTTCATACTACTTAATATTTTCTAATCCTCCTCTATAATTTTCTCCGGGAGTATCGAAGAATACGTTCTCTCCTTCAGGATTCGTAATATAATGTTCTAAGCCTGTTTGAGGAGTAAACGAATGTATGGGAGTAAACTGTAAGTTTACGTTTAGTACCATTGGTAATGCTTGAACTTCTGTATCTTGTTCGTATCCCTCAAATCTACCTATATTAATATCCATAGGTAAATCACTAGACCATTCGTAATTGACGGAGGTTAAAAATCCAGGGGTTTTTACTATATAATCTCCTACAGTCATTTTAACAATAGTACCTCGTTTAAATCCTTCTTTAGAGTAAGTAGGAGCTGTTGTAGAAGCAAGGTAAACCAATTTTTGATATATAGGTTTAAGTTCTTCTTTCGACATTGCAGCTACTTTAAATCCTATAGATACCTGTCTATCAAATCCTTCGTAAGTATGAAAATTTTCTCCTCTTCCGTTAAAGTGGTAGCTATTCCAATTACCGGAAAAGTTATCTGATATCATATCTAGGAAAGCTCTAAAATGTAAAAATACATTTTTCTTATCTTTTTCAGGAGCTAGTACTTCAAAATTAAATTTAATATAATCAGCTGCTGACGGACCTTCGTATTCTTTTCCTTCATAAGGATATACTCTATTTAACAGGTCTGAGGTAATTACAGAGTTTTCTTCTCTACCGAATCCCTCACTAACAGGTCTATCTTTATCTGCATAAACTGCTCCTGGCTGTCCTAGTGAGTCGAAAACAGGATTCTTCTTGATCGCTTGGTTGAGATATTTTTTATCTTCTACGTCTCTATCTAATGTACCTCTTACAAAATGAGTTCCTGTGCCGGATACCCCAACTTGTTTTATAGTTTGAAATAATAATTTAGCTGTGTTGCCGAGAACGTCAGAATTTGAATAGGCATCTTTTATTGTATCAAGCTTATCTTTTAGCCCAGTTTTATTTAAACTACTTTGCTTAGATAATGCTATCGACCCTTTCAATAAAGTATTGTTACCGATAAACTTTAAACCTTGATTACGTACAAGTAGAGTACCTATTCTCTGTAGATCATCAATACGGGTAGATAATGCGTTTCCAGAAAAAGGAGCTTTAGGATTTTCTCCTGTGGGTATTCTTTTACGTACAATAGGAGGTAAACCTTGATCCATATTAGGTTTA